TTCTCCTGTCGGAACTCCCGAAAGAAGATTTCACGAAAAGGTTTGTATGGCCATTACAAAGCTTGTCGCCCAGTTTCATTTGACGTATGATAATACTTATATGTCAGAAACCATGCTTCGTGCTAGTCGTCTTGGTTACCAAAGCGGTGGGTTAAATTTAAATATGGTACGAGAAAGACAAGAAAAGCAAGTCAACAAAACCCTTTCAGTTATGGAAGGTCGTCTTAACAGACGTGTTCATGCCTTAGAACAATCATTCAAAAAGGTCACCAGTGTTGGATTAACTCCAGAAGAAAAGAACAGTGTAGCTAGTTATGTTACTAAACTTAGTCTAGCCAACGAACCCGTTTCGTTACCTCGAGCTGTTCCTACTCCTCAGGTCCAACTTTCTTTTGGTGGAACAAGAGAAATCAACAACGATGCTAGACAAGCGTATAACCACGCTCTGTTCAATCCTATGAATCTGTCTACCGGCGTTCAAACCGGAGCTCGTCAAGTTTTCACCAATGCGGGTTTGAGATGTGCAAGTACTTTCCTTGTCAGGAAAAACTCTCAAACTGTCACTAATTATTATCTCGGTGTCCCGCTCCAGGTTAATGAAAGTTCCATTACCGAAGATGGTTATTTTAATTTTCCAGCTCGGATGGAACAAACTACATCTTCTGATGCTGTGTTAGGACTTAACGGTGCTGTTTTCCACGGAAAAACCGCCTTTTACCCAACACTTCAAAGTGGAACTGGAAGTACAGCTTCCTGGACTGCCGAAGGAGATATTCCTCCTTCCGCCTCGATAACAGTTGAGACTGATAACGGTTCTGGTTGGGTTGAACTAGCTACAGAACTGCTTTCTACCGGATCAATAAGCATGCCCGCTTATTCTGGTAACAGGGACGTTAGGATTAAGATTTCTTTTCCGTCCAACGACAGCTGTGATTCTAGACTTTCATTTAGGTTCAATTTCACCTTTGCCGTTAACGGACCCAAGGTTGTTAACCACATCGAAAGTGTCTTTGACTATTCTAATTCAACAACTTCCGAAGGTTATGTTGCCGATGCAGAACTTATGAGCACTAACGCTGCTTCATTGTTTTTGAAAGGAACAACTACGGCCTTCACTCAAGGAGCCCTTATTTGTGGTCTTGTTGCCTCTAGCATCGTCGAACATCTTGGTTCAACCGAGCTGTACGAATATATGGCTTCTCGTAGAATTATGAGAACTGAAGTAACAGACCTCAGTGATGGTGCATTCGTGACTTGGGTCCCACGTTCCAAAACCGACCTACTTTTCCGTCCACCAAAAATGATTCCTCAATCACACACAATCGTTTTTGTCTGGAAAAACATTGTCAATGATGACTCCGTAGCAGCAATCAGCATCGAACCTCGTGTTGCTTGT